AAGATATACGCTCCATTGGCACTGACAAATTTTTCATATACTGAAGACTGGCAGGCATATACGGGAATAAAAGTAAGTTTGACATTAAAACAGGTAAATTTACTGGAATTTACCAAAGATGAAAATGGAGTAATAACAACTAACGTATATAATCCTAATACAACAGTGCAAAACAGGGAAATGGAACCTATATCATTGAATGAAGTTTTACATGACAAATATAACAACGATTCAAGGACACAGGGGGTAGTATAGTATGCTGTACAGTTTAAATATCACATACAATAAAGAGAAAAAAAATTCCTATAAAACCTTACTAAGTAAAAAGGACAAGAGTAAGATTGTAATACTTGATATTTATGCAATTAAGGGGTGTTGGTATATTGACATAAGGGATGAAGAAAAAGAACTCCATATGGGGCAAAAAATAAACTCATATGAGGACTTATTCGAGATCTGTAAACGTAGATACAGAGATTTCCCTGAATTAAAACTTATGGCATTGCCGATAAACACTAATGGATTTGATGTAGATTTCAATATAGAAACGGCTGGTATACTTCAGGACTTAATGGTGGTGGAAAATGAGTAAAAACTGGATTTTATGGGACAGATATGCAAAGGTTACCTTTACTTTGAAAAATGAAGAAAAAGTAATTTTTGAAAGATTTCCAGTACAAAATGGAATAGACAGTTCCCCTGACTTTGAGATTGAATCAGAGTTTGACACTACAGAAAATACTAATATCTGTAAAATTACACTAATAAATCTGATTAATGATATGGCAAAGAAGTTAGTCAGAGGAACAGAAGTATTGGTTGAAATAGGATATTCAAATGATAGTGAAGAAAATAAAGATGTTGGAGTTATCTACAAAGGAATCATTGAAGAAACACAAGGAAAATCAGATGGAACGGATAAGAAATTTACCGTGACATGTAATACCTATAACGACGAATACAAAGACACCAAAATCAATCTTAAGGCAGGAAGAAGAACCAAGGCAAGTACGATAATACACCTTATTATTTCAAAACTAGATAAACTAAAAGTGGGAAAAATCGAATTAACAAAAGATGTAGTTTATGAAAATGGTAAGACTTTAAATAACAATGTAAAAAGTATATTTAAAACAATAGCTAAAGATTGTGAAAGTATATTCTTTATAAAGGATGGACTTGTCTATTTTCAGAAATCAAATAATGTGAATCTGGGAGTTATTGAATTTGATCCTAATCTTTTTATGGATATAACCTCAAATCAGGATGGCTATACATTAAAAAGTGTAATAGATCATAGGCTTAAGGAAGGTTATAAGTTAAAAATTGACTTGAAAGAGGAATTTGAAGGAATAGAAATAAAAGGGGAATATTTAATAATAAAAGGAAAACATATTATGAAATTCAATCAGGACGCATACACTGAAATAGAAATAAAGACAAAGCTTGAAGAAAAAGAAAATGAAAAGGTAATAGAAATAGTAACAAATGCAAGCGGAAAAAATAAGAATGCTTCAAATAAAAAAGAAAAGAAAGAAAAAAAGAAAAAAGGCAAAGCTAAGAATAGTAAAAAAAATGTTAGTAAGAAAAAAGGAAAAAAAGATAATGACTGGGAAAGAATAAAAAATACATATGGAGTTAAAAAATAATGAGAAGAAAAACAGTAGGAGAAATAATAGAGGGACTGACTGATGAAAAAATAAACTCAATAAACACGATAGCAATTGCAAGGATTGAAAAGGTGGATAATACAAAAATGATGTGTGACATCCAATTACTCGATATCCCAGAAGTAATGGGAAAAAGAGATGAGGTTCCAGTAAGTGAGGATGTGCCTATAGCTCCAATATTCTGGGGGAAATCTTGCAAAATAAACACTCCCTTATCAAAAGGGGATAAAGTTATAATTGGTTTCTGCCAGCATGAAACTTTTTTTGCAAGGAATTCAAATGATCCTATCGAACCTGAGTACGAAACAAAGTTCGATATTAATAATGCAATTGTTATAGGACAGATAACGGCAGACAGTGAAAATAGTCCATATGGTAACGATTTTTATATCCTTTATGGTGGAAATGTCATAAGAATGAACTCAGGAGAGGTTGAAATAACAGCTCCTAGCATAAAACTTAATGGGAATACAACAATATCAGGAAGTTTGGATGTAGAAAAAGATATAACAACAAAGGCTGATTTAACAGCTGGTGGAAAATCCTTTTTGAAACATACAAATGGTGGAGTTCCTATAGATTAAAGGGGGGGAATAAATGGAGTCGGTACAAAGCTGGCAGACAATAGAAAAAGATAGAATGATTGATATTTCCTTAAAAAAGAATATTGATTTATCAAATCCTCTTGAAAAAATTCGTTTAAGATTGGAAAACAAACTCAGATTATTTTCTGAGGAGTGGTTTTTGCATAAAAACGAAGGACTTTATTGGATAAAAAGAACAGAAAATGCAGGACAGATAGGAGAAATGTTGCAAAAATTTAATATTGAATCTCAAATAAGAGAAACAATTTTATCTGATAAGGATGTAGATTCAATATTAAAGTTTAAAAGTAATTTTGTAAATTCAACAGGAAATTACACTTTTGAGGTTGAAATACTTCTAAAAACAGGGAAAATTTTAAATTTTTAGAAAGGGAGGGTTAATTGATGTTTGGAGTAACAGAAGAAGGCTTCAAAATAAAGGATTTTCAGAGTATATCAAATGATATTCAAGGCAGATATAGAGTCAGACTTCAAGATAATAATTATGTGTTAGATTTTAATACTCCTGAAGGGATCCATTCTGAAGCAATAGCATATGAGTTAAAAGAAGTATGGGAAAACTTATTGGGATTAAATAATCAAATGAATATAGATACTGCAACTGGAGTATATCTGGATTATTTTGGAACTTTATTAAGAACTCCAAGAAGAACAGGAAGTTATGCAACAGGACAGGTAAAGATAATGGGAAATCAGAATTTAGCCATACCTTCACAGACAGTAATAAAATATGCAGAAAAAGAGTATGTCATTTTAAATAATGTTGTCCTTGATATTCCAGAAATAACAGGAGGATATTCAAAAACAGCGTTTATACAGGCAATAAATCTTGGAAGTGAATATAATATTTCAACAGATGTTGAATTTGAATTTGATTATCAGGGAATAAAAAAGATAACAAATGATACAGATATAACAGGTGGAGAAAACAGTGAACCTGACAGTATATATAGACCAAGATTGAAAAAACAGCAGATAACAAAGAAAACAGCCATACATGAAGCTCTGTATAATGGACTTATGGCATTAGAAAATGTTAAGGATTGTATAATTTTAGATCCTGAAACAAATCCATCAACTGATCCTGGGACAATAAAAGTATTTATTGATGGAACACCTAACGAAAATATTTTCAATACAATATTGGATTTGAAAGCTGATGGAATTCTAACTTTAAAAGACAGTAATGCTCAATCAATGGAAAAGGAACTTAAAAGGGATTCCTTTAAAAGAAAAATAATTTATAACTTGATTAAATACAATGGATTCAGAATAAAAGTTGAAGTGAAAAAGGTAAAGAATGAGGATGAAAAAGATAATCGTTGGACACCACAAATAAAACAGGAAATCTTAAAGTATATAAATAATTTGAAAAGTGGAGAAGGTATATCTTATGTTAAAGTTTATTCCGAAATTTTAGGTATAGATGATTTACGTGAAATAAGTCTAAAAATGGGTACAGAAAATTCAAATGTTGCAGAATATAATTTTGATAAAGTATTTCCTATACCAATTGGGCAAAAATTCCAAATAAACGAAGATAATATAGAGGTGCTTTATGTATAAGGATAGTAAAGAATATACAGATAAAGTTATAAGCAGATTTCCACATATGTATCGTAGAGATAACGAAAGTAATAACTATTTTCTGCTTGAAATATATCTTGAAGAAATAAGACAAGCAAATCAAAGCTTGTACGAATTACTTGAAAGTTTAGATATTTTAAAGGCAAAAGGTTATGTTTTAGAAAAGTTTG